GGTGACTCTTTTGTAGATGATGCTGTTGAATAGCAAATATACTTATAGTCAGGATAAGTTTTTTCAATTGTTCTTATATCACCTTGGAACGTATCAACATCTAAAGCTGCCCAGCCACCCCAACCAACAACATTATCATTTGCTCTTGTTGTATTTGGTTCATATGTGGCAGGTGATATGAGAGGAGCTTCTTGTTTTGTAGGATACTTATCATCACTAGCTAACTTATATAACACACCAGCAAACTCATCAAAAGAACTATAATCCATTCTCTTATGAGTTTTGTTATCGTATATGTTATCAAATATCGTTAAGCTTACCATGGTTTCCTATATGACTTGGTGCTTCCCAATCTTCTGGCTTTGCCAAATCAGGTACTCCAAGTGGGTTTGGTCTAGATTCTTTTATTCCAACATACTTTTGCATATTAGCTTTTAGTACAGCATCCCATGCTTTGTATGGGTCAACACCATAAGCATCTAGTGTACCAATCGCAACAACACACAAATCAATGAGGCCATCAACAATCTCTTCAGCATCCTTACGCCTGTAAGCTGCTTGAGTTTCATCCAACTCTTCTTGTAAGAATTCAATTCTAAATTTAAGAAACTCTCTTAGTTTTTCTGGATTAGTATCAACCCAATCACGAGTTTGATATTTTGTTTGCATATCATGAATATCTTTTACCCAGTCTTTGCTCATACTATAATGTCCTTTTTAGGTGTCATGATTCTTGTATCTTTGCCTTTGATTTGGTCAACTAATGACTCTAAAGGTTCAACAATAAACATAACAAAGCTTTTGTTTATTTCCACACCATCTTTAGCTAAGGTATATGGCATAAAAGGAATGAATCCAATCTTACCAGGTTCCGGAGCAAATAGCGCATGGCCATCTTTGATTGTAATGCTATCTTCAGTTTCAGTCACTTTACCAATAACTTCTTCTCCATTACTTAATCTTACTAATTTATATTCCATATTTTTTTCCTCTTGGTATATTATAACACATTTCTGTGTAAATGTAAATAGTTATTTAATTTATTTACAGTATCAATCTCAGTTTGTGGATTGTTCCATTGCCTATTCAATCTACTTGGATGTGGTATCTTACAATGTTCGACACCTAATCTTTTTAGATATTCAGAAGCTACATTTCCTAAAGCCACTATGTGAGAGTATTTATACGATTGTTCTAAGGTAAATATAACTTCATCTTCTAAGTTATAAATGTTAGTCCAATCATAATCTTCTTTTATCCAACCACTTACTCTATTCCAAGTAGTTGATTTTGATTTATCTACTAAACCTGGTTTCTGTCCAACAACTAATATCTTAGCCAAAGAAATCCTCCAAGCTTGCCACTTCCTCATGATTCCAACCAACTGCTTGTAGCACAGGTTCGATTGGGTCAAGGAATGTCTTTTTAAATTGTGTTTCGTAATCAATGTACTTAAGTAATCCAAATTCATCAGGTAAGTAATCAGAGAATGCAATAACATTCTCATGAATTGGATTTGGCATACGAAGATATACGAACTTGATTTTATCGCCATTGTTAATCAAAGGATATTTCTTTTTGAGCGATAAGTTATTTACTTGATGATTGAATAGTAAAGAGCCACGTACGTGCATAGGTGTACCTTTTTTATAGATTTGATTATGGTCTTTAAACTCACGAACTTTAGTAACGCCACGTGGAAATGCAATTTCATCTGGTGATAAAGTTTTAAAATGATTTTTGAAATGTTCAATTGCCATTTGTGTTTCTTTTTCATCTTTTGATATAATAATCTTGAACATCTCTTTTAATGCTTCTCGGCATGGTTCAGGTGTACTAGATTTGATTGCTTCAATTCCCATGATTTTTAACTTAGGCGTTTTATATCTTACACCCTCGTTGTCATGTACGTTTAAGATGTAGCGTTTCTTAGCTGTCCATATTCCTCTATCAGCTATAGCTTCCCTTTTCATAACCATACGATTAGATACACCACCAAGCATATCAAATAGTTTATCGTAAGACTTAGCTAGTTCAGGCTCAAGCATTTCATCAGCAACTTTATCCAAGAAGTCAATAGGATTCTCAGGTTTAAACTGATCGATTACATCTCCTAAGCGTACATACAAACTATCGGTATCGATGGCAACGACATAATCTTCTCTTGAATTCTTTTTGAGCACTCGATTAAGGTAGGAGTTAAGTGCATATTCGGCCCATCGTATCGTAAGCTGTCCGGTGAGGGTGATGGCTTCAGCAATTCGTTGGTCGAAGAAACGAAAATACCTGTTGCCCAAAGCACCATAAAGAGAATTAAGAAGGATTTTAATTGCGACCTGCCTATTCTCGGCAATTGCAATATCCCTTTCGATTTGGTATAGTTTTTGTTTGTCATCTTTATCCACCTTTTCCTTTTCATTTTGAGCATCAATCATTTGCTTTTTGATTCCTACCCTTTCATTATACATTTCATCAATAATCATTGGAAGTATTCCAACCTTTTTAGTTGTGAAGTGTTGGCCATTTGCAGCTACACATTCACCATCAAACTTTTTCATTTGCACATTTGGATTTGCTAGCATATCTTCAATATCAACTTTACTTACCTTTCCATTCACAATTGTCTCAGGTGACATATTGTATTGCATGATAATAGAAGGATATAGAGAGTTTAAATCAAAACTAACCATGTGATTATGTATTCCAACTTGAGGTTCTTTTACAAAACCACCAGGATAGAATGTTTTAGTTTTATCCTCAGCAAATGGTATTATAATATTATGTTCATATAGTTTCCTAAAGATAATCGTATCCCAGATTGCTGTAGTGCCAAAGGTGTCATTGTAGTTTACTCCACCTTTGTATGCCATAGTTAAACAAAGAGTAATTAAACCAAGTTTATCTTCGATTCTGTCTACCAACTCAACGTCCTTTATATTATAGTCAATAAATTTTTGGAAGTTATGTTTGTAAAGAGAATGCAAAGAACCATACTCTTCGTAGGAAAGCTTTTTCTCTCCAAGTACTACATGAGCAATGTGGTCCAACTTATAAGATTCCTGAGGACCATAAGAATATCCAAACTTTTTAAATAAGTCAAGGTAATCCAAATTAGAAATACCTTTGAGTTCGTAGGCAGTTTGAGTTCTACCCATCGTAGTTATTTCTCTACGTTCAATCATACTCCAAGGTGATAGCCTTTTTACGTATGGCTCACCAAGAAGTTTATGTATTCTGTTTACGAGGTAAGGTATATCAAAGAACCTAGTATTCCAACCGGTCACTACATCAGGTGAATGAGAAACTGAGGACCAATGTGTTATGAAGTTGACCAATAGGTCAGCCTCAGATTCATAGCTTTTATAAACTACCCGGTTGGTTTTCATTAATGATTTGTTTACATCGTAAGTGCCTAGGCCCCATACATAGTAAGTGTTATCGATATTATTTTTAATCGTAATCGCAGTGATTTGATTATCAGCTTTGTCTGGCTCGGGGAAGCCATCATCCGACGCAACCTCGATATCAATCGTTGTCACATTTACTTTGTTACGATCGAAATCGATTTGACCTGGAAATTGGTCATTGATGAAAGCCGAAATATATCGAGTGTTTCCAAAGATATGGAGCCCGGCAGTATGTTTGTTCGTTTGAACCCATTCATTTGCAGATCGCATAGAGTCAAAATTCATCTTACCAACTGGAGTACCATCCAAGGCTTTCCAATTTGTAGGACGATTCGTACTCACGAATAGTGAGGGTTCGTATTTAATTTTTTCTGAGATTCGTTTATTGTGGTCGTACCCACGAAGGAGTATCATATTACCATAACGACTTACATTAGTATAAAACTTCATAACATGTATATTATATCACAGTTCACGGCAAAAGTACACTGTTTTTTTAATTTAATTCAAAAGATTGGGGAGCTATCTCTAACTCCCCGCATGATTGTCAATTTGGCTTTAATAGCTGCTGGATTGCATTATCACGATCATTGGCGCTAATCCTAAGATTAATGCTGTGATAGATAATACGATCACGGTAGTTTTTAAGGCCTCGGCAACGTCTTCATATTTGTCAATAAAATGAGTTATATGTTTCATGTTGTTCTCCAGTAAATATTTAATTTATATCTACTGAGTTTCGCTGCTCACCAGTTTACCCTTTCAAGTATTCTTTCTTCTTTGATGCCCCAGCAGACCCTAATTCGATCTTTCTAGGACGCTTCTCTTCAGGTAGTTCTACTCTGGCATACACCACTAATATTCCATCCTTCAAATCAGCACCGTCTATTACTACAAATTCTGAGAGTCGAAATGATTTCTCGAATTTGCGGGACGATATACCTTTAAATGCGAAATCTCGTTCGTCCTTACACATCTCACCAGAGACCTTTAGGATTCCATCTTTGACTTCTACATTGATGTCATCTTCTTTGAATCCAGCTATAGCTAATTCGATTAAGAATTTCTCTTCATCTACTTTCACAATATTATGTGGTGGATAGTTATCTGTTCCGGACCTGGCGCTTTGATGAATCCTTTCTAAGTCTTCAAATAAAGTATCAAATCCAACGAATAGTGAACGAGGCACGTTCAAGTTATTTCTTACCATTTTGTTTCCTCCTATAATAGCAAGGTTGTGGGAACCGGTCCAATACCGCATTCCTCGATTATATTTATACTAGTTGAGACACCAGTTTAAATAAATTTTTTTAAAAAGTGAGTTTAACCACTTTGTTTAATCTGCCTGCTTTCATAAACTTATGAAATTCTTTCCAGGCCTTTTTAATTCTTTTCTCCATTATTGCTGTTTCCTATATTGTATTTAGGGCACAGCTCCCATTGAGTTTTTTCCTTAAAAGGAATCACTTTGATTTGTCTCAATGGTGCTAAATCCTTTGCGACCTCTGGGTTAACTATATTAATAAGTCCCCAATCGGCTAGGAGAGTTGCGATTGTGTTTCTACGCTGTACATC